GGACCGCGACTTGTGGCTGCGGCTCCGACGTCTGCGCCGCCACCGCGGCCTCCGCGACCCCGGCGACCACGTCGCCTTGGCTCTTCGTGCGCGCCGCCGCGACGTTGGCCGCGCCGCGGATCTTCTCGCGCTGCACGCTGGCCGCCGCCTGGATGCGGGCGATGCGCTCGTTCGACTCGATGTCCTGCGCGTCCAGAATCTGCTCGGCCAGCTTCATGCGCCGGTCGAACTCGTTCGACTGCTGCGCCTGGGGCACCTCGTAGATGCCCTTCATCATCACTTCGCGCGCCTGGATCTCCGGCTCGATCATCTCGGTCTGCGTCTTCGCTTCGGCCAGCCCGGCCTCGGCGTTCAGCTTGCGGATCTTCGCCTGGCGCTCCGCGATCTCCAGCTGGATCTGGACCTGCTGGAGCTGCTGCTGGAGCATCGCCATCTGCGGGTCGACGCCGCCGGCCTGCGCTGCCGCCGCGGCATCCGCGGCCTTCGCTTCCTGCGCGATCGCCTGCTGGATCATCGCGATCAGCTTCTCGCGGTTGTGGAGCCCCGTGTTCGCGATCACGCCCATCAGGACGGTCTTGTACTCGCGCGACTGCGGCTGCATCGTCGCGAGGAGCTGCGTCAGGCTCATCAGCTCGTACTCGCGCTGCATGATCCCCATTGTTGAGGTCGCCACGAACGACGAGTTGAGCGGGATGTAGCGCTGAGGGTTGTACTGCATGTTCCGCCAGAGGATCTTCTCCAGCGCGGGGATGAAGAACCCCTCGACGAAGTGCAGCAGCGTGCGCTTGCTGCGCTTCACGACGCCGGCGAGCGACATGCTCACCGCGCCGGAGCGCGCGTCGCCGCCCGCGGCGCTTTGCGCCATCTGCGTCATGTTCAGCGAGCCGGTCGCGCGCTGCACCATCTGGTCCAGGGCCTGCGCCTGCTGCCACGTGTTCTGGTCGATCTGCCCGAACGTGAACGGCTTGAGCACGGTGCTCGGGTCGCCCGCGGTGAGGATCGAGCGGCCGGGCTTGACCTCGAACTTGAAGCCGCGCGGCAGCCGCGTGGCGTCCATACCCATCATCGGCGCCGCCGTGAACGCGAGGGCGTCCATGCGCGAGCGCAGTTCGGCGTCCAGGAGGCGCTGCGGCACCTCGCCCTTCTCGCAGACGCCGCGCCCGGGCAGCCGGCCCGGGATCGAGTCCCACTTGAAGATGACCGAGGGGCGGTCCTTCATCAGCGAGGGGTTCTCGACCGACTTCAGGAGCTGCGACTTGTTCGCGACGACGACGATGGCCTCGATCATCTCGCCGCCGGTCTGCTCTTCCTTCTCCTCGCTGCGCATTCCGAGGTCTTCGACCCGCTCGGGCGGGAAGAGGAGGTGCTTGGGCACCAAACCGTAGTAGCGGAGCACGTGCGCCGTGTCCGATTGCAGCTCGCCCTCGACTTGGGGGTCCGCGCCGAGCTGCGGCTCGGGTTGCGCGGGCCGAACGTCGCACTGGAGGTACGCGCCGTCCTCCTGACCCTTGCGAATCAGGTGGAGACCGACGTTATCCTCGACCGCGATGCCCAAACCGTCGTCGACGTTGCGCGCGGCGGGGTCCCAGAGGAAGTTTCGCGGGTTCACGGAGCGCAGATGCGCCCTCGTGACCTCTTTTTCGACCACACCGGCCTCGACGGAGCCATCCGGGCCAATCTGCGGCACGATTTCACGGTCGACATCGTCCTCGACGACGATTTCACCGACGCCGAGACCGAAAATCGCGCCGTTGAGGAGCGCGTCCGACACGTTGAGCACGAAACCGCTGCGCGAAAGGTCCTCACGGAGCGATTTCTTGTTGCTGGCGAGCGCGCGGACCTCGGTTTCGTTGTCCTTGGCCTCGGGGCGGAGGTCGAAGAAGTCACCGCGGCCGAAAACGGCCTCTTCGATCTCGGCGACGGCGTTCTCGACGGCCTCCGAGAGCGCCGGGTTCACGATTTTCGAGCGCTCGGACTGCCGTTCCTTCTCCGAGCCGCTCCAGATGCCGCGCCAGAGGCGCTCGTACTTGTCCCAGTTCGCCTCGTAGTTCGCTTTCCGGTGCTGGCGCCACTCGTCGGTCTTCGCGACGACCCACGCGACGAGGCCCGCGTTGGGATCGGGCTTCGCATCGGGGTCGATGCCAGCCGCGACCAGCTCATCGCGGTCGTCTTCGAGCACTTGGGCCCGATTTGCTTCGGTGTCGATGTCGATTTTTGCCATCGGTCGCGTCAGATTCCCACGTCAGCGTCGGTTGGCTCCCAATATGGCTCGTCCGACATGGACGCGAAGCCCTCGAAGAGCTGGTTCTGTGCAAGCTGGGCCACGTACGCGAGGGCTTCGATGCCGTCGTCGTGCACCATCTTGCTCGGGAAGTTCAAAAGCTGGTCCTCGATCTCGCTGTTCCAGGCCGCGCGGCGGAAAATGATCTGCCCGTGCTCCAGCCGGCCCTGCAACGCCCACGTGATCCGGTCGTACTTCGCCTGGTTGCCGTGCTGCAAGGCTTCCACGTGCAGCGGGATCTTGCGCTTCGCGGCCTCGGCGCGCAGGTACGGGCCGACGGCGTTGAACGTCGTGCCCTTCTCGATGCCCACGCGCGTCGATTGGCAGCTGTCGACGGCGTCGACGATGCGCCGCGCCGTCTCTTCGGTGTTCCAGCGGCCGAGGATGATGTCCCGGACCCACCAGCGACCGTCGTCGAGCACCTTCACGACCGCGATCGCGCTCTTGTCGAGGCGCTTCTGCTGGTAGCCCTTCGCCTGGACGATGTCCGCGAAGCCCGCGAGGTCACCGGTGACGTGCCAGGTGCCCTCGCACTCCTTGCCGTTCTTGTCCTTCGGCGCCTCGTCCTGGAACTTGATCCACTCTGGCTTGAACACCGAGCCGCCGCCCTGCTCGAAGCTCGCCATGTACTCCTGGCGGAACGCGGCGGAGGAGAGCGTGCGGCGCGCGGCCTCGATCTCGCCCTCGGGCAGGTACGGGTTGTCGTAGCTCGTGAAGTGGAACGAGGCCCACTCGGGGTCCTCGCCGCGCTTCCCGCGCTGGTAGTTGTCGTAGAAGTGGTTGCGGCCCTTCGGCGTGCCGATGAACAGCGCGCGGCCGCGCACGTCGGAGAGCGCCGGGCGCAGGATCGACTCCCACACGTCCGGCTTCATGTCGGCGTTCTCATCGAGGATCAGGTCGAAGAGGCCGACGCCGCGCAGCGTGTCCGGTCGATCGCTCCCCTTGACCCCGATCATCACCTTGTTGTGCAGGTAGATCAGGCCCTCGTTGACGTTGACCGTCTTGATGAGCGGGTAGAGCGCGTCGATCAGTGGCTGCCAGTACAGGACCTTCGCCTGGGCCTGCGTCGGCGCCACGATGTACACCGGCAGGCGGCGCTCGTTATCCTCGCTCAGCGAGGAGGTGATGGCGCGGGCGTGCGCGAGCTTCGTCTTGCCGAAGCGCCGCCCCGCGGCCAGCACGATGAACCGCGCCGGGCAGGTGAACACCTCCATCTGCGCGGGGTGCAGGTGCAAGTCAAGTTGCACTGGAGAAACCCAAGTTGCACTCCGGGCACAGCCAGCCCTGGATCAGGTGGTAGTACGTCGCGGGCTCGGTGCACCGGCCGCACGGCCGGGGGATGCACAAGGCCTTGCGGTCGCCGTGTCGGCAGCCGGGCCTCACGCAGTTCACGGGCCCCGCCGGTTTTTCCGCGCTCACCCGGCGGCCCTGTGGCCGATCGTGTTCACGCGCGGCGCGCTCGGCAGGCGCTTCATCAGCTTCGCCGGCGCGTCGCCGCTGCGGTTGCACTGGCAGAGCTGCGCGTCGCGCTGCTCGTAGGGCACGTTGCGGTCCTCGGCCCGGCCGCAGCGCGGGCACTGGTACGCGTAGACGGGCATCAGGGCAGCCAGTCGTTGAGGACGATGCCGATGATGATGCAGCCGACCATCGCGGCCACGATCACCCCGACGTCCATGAGTTCGGTGCCGGTCATGCGAAGTCGCTCTTCGTCGTGTCGCTCAGGTCTTCGTACTCGCTCCGCCCACCCCGAAGGGCGGCGGAGTCGCGCTTGGCCTGGATCAGGTCCGCCCCAGTCACGTATCCGGGTCCGTTGGGCGGGGCGGCCTGACGTCGCAGGTTCGCTTGGAAGGCCGGCGCGATCTCGCTCCAGCACTTCAGCATCTCGGCTTCCTCGGGCGTCGGGCGCGCGCCGAAGAGCCCGTTGAAGACGCCGCCGGCGATCAGCTCGTAGCGCAGCTTCGCGCTCGGCGGGAACTTGTACTGGTCGGCCATCGGGTCACATCCTGCGGTGGTCGAACGCCACCGTCGTCATGGCGCTGTAGATCGGGAACGAGACGATGTTGCTGCCGTGGACCATCTCGGTGAACTCCACGTGCGCCGTGCCGCAGTACTCGCAGCGCGGGTTGTACGCGCTCGGCAGCGGCGCGCCGCAGCTCTTGCAGCGGCAGGCTTCACCCGCGCGCATCGACCAGGACCCAGTCTTCGGCCAGCAGATCGGTCTGCGACGCGAGCCACGGCACGATCGTGCCGTCGGCGGTGCGCATGTCGATGTGCGGCTGGTAGTTGATGACCGTGCCCTCCGGGTAGATCCCGAGAAGGGGCGGCCGGTTCACGGTGAACGTGCTGCCCGGCACCAGGAAGACGAACATCCCCTTCCCGTTCCAGCCGGTCCGCGCCACGCGGTGGCCGCTCTTCAGGAGATTCAGCGCGATCTGGAATCCGAACTTATCCACGGGCGTCGCCCTCCTCGCTCGACAGCAGCTCGTCGACGCGGCGCTGCACCTGGTCCCAGGTCGCGCCCAGGACGCTCGGGGCGATGCTACAGAAGATCTGCCAGCGCCTCGCGTCGCGCGCCGTCGCCACCTTCCGGTCCAGGAGGGGCGAGCCCTCCGCCAGAGGCGTCAGCGTCGTCAGCGGGATCTGCTTGTCCGCCGGCTTCCCGTGTCTCGACGGGCGGTTCGACTGGAAGTAGGTCGCGTACTTCTGGCTCATGCTCGGCTCGCTCCTCGATGGCCTTGACTGTGATGGCCGGTTGCTGGTGCCCCGGCCCCGGTGCAGCGATCACGTTGATGTGCACTGTCGGCGCCTTCGCGCCATCTTTCCCCTGCCCGCCCACTCCCGCGGCGTGCAGGCCCACTTCCGTGAACAGCTTCGCGGGGATCGCCCGCTCCGCCAGCAGCTTCAGCGCCCACTCGTGGTGCGGCGAGTCGGGGTCCTTCGCGTACTCGGCCACCAGGGTGACGATCGCCGCCGCGTTGGCGTTGACGATCTGCGCGCCGTCGTGCAGCGCCTCCTCGATGCCCATCCCCTTCAGCGTCGCGGGGGTCTTCGGCGTCGCCATCGCGGCGACCTTCGCCTTCAACGCCGCCCGCTTCTCGTTCTGCTCCTGGAGCTTGGCGACGCTCATCTGCTTCGCCAGCGCGACGCCCTTGTCGCGATTCCGACGCTGCACGTCGTTCTCACGCTTGCGCAGCGCCTCGCACGGGCGGCATAGCCCGCCGCTCGGCTTCCCGGGCACCTTCGAGCCCCACTGGGCCAGGGTGAACGGTTTCTCGGCCCCGCAGCGGTTGCACTTCTTCAGCTTCGGGAGCGGGGACTCGTCGCGCGCAAGGGTGGACAGGGTCTCCATAATTCTAGTATAGCACGCCACTTATGGGCGCGATTGGGCATGTCGTTGTTTCGACACGCATTTTACCCCGCGGGCGAGGGGCGGGCAGGTAACGGCCCGGGAGCGGGTGAGGCATAGCGTGGGGCATAAAGCGTGCGTAAGGCATTGGCGGAATTGGGATTTCTCGTTTTAGGAGCGAGCGCGGGTGCCCCTGACAACCCGGTGGGGTGGGGACCCCCCGCCCCCCGTAAGCGCTCACTAACCTTGCACCGCAACATGCTAGTGGGCACTCACAACCTAGCACGATGCATGCCAAGCCCTGCGCGCCGGCCCGCCCGACCGCGCACGGCGCCGCGCCCGCCGCGCGGCCGACCTGCGGCCCGCCGCTTGCCCCTTGCCCATTGCCCCTAGCGGGCGCGCGGGATTGCAGTTTGCCTGCGGGCGGGCGAGCGCCGTGCACTAAAATGGTGCGGGCCGTCAAATGCGACGGGCGAGCGGCGGCGCGGGTCCTGCGCGGCGCCGGCCGGGCTTGCTGACCGGCCG